ACTGCTACTGTAACTTTAGATTTAGAAGTAGTAATAGCAACTGCATAATGAGTAACGTAGATAAAGTATTAGACACCTTTGGTAAAAAGGTAGTACAAACTGCTAGAGGTATATTAAACGCTAAGGGCAAAAATGCTAGTGGCGATTTAGGTAGTAGTCTAGGGTACTTTATCAAGGTTTATCCTAGTGGTGCAGTAGATATGTCTTTTGTAGCAGAGGGTTACGCTAAGTTTGTAGATAAAGGGGTTAAGGGTAGTAAGTCAAGTGCTAAAGCACCTAACTCTCCTTATGGATTTAAACCATCAAGTAAAATAGCTAACATAGGTGCTATTGATAAATGGGTAGTAAGAAAAGGTTTACAAGGTGCAAGAGATGAGAAAGGTAGATTTATTAAACGTAAAAGTATGGTATTCTTAATAGCAAAAAACATTAAGCTATATGGAGTAAAGCCTACTAACTTCTTTACAGATGCTTTCAACGTAGCATATAAAGATTTACCAAAGGAGTTTATAAAGGCATACGCAAACGACACACAACAGTTTTTAAAATTTGTAAGTAAAGAAATGTAAAATGGCAGTAAAATTAACTAACACAAGTCAAGGTAACGTAAAATTATTAGCACCAGCTTATTCAGATATAGTAATAGAAGCAGAAGGAATACCTGCTAACATTCTAGGCTTATACAATGTTAAGTATATAATGTTTTTATATATCAATGGTCAAGCAGTAAAATTAAAAGCACCATTAGATAGTAATAACAAAGCATTGTTTAGAATATCATCAATACTTCAAGACTACACACAAACAGATAAAAGGGGTTATGATATAGATGATATATATAGTAGGCATCAAGGTTTGCAAATGTTATACAGTAATCATTCAGTACACACAATAGACGAGTATTGCAGAAACAGAAGTAACTTAAACTTGTGTACTGCTTTTGGTGTTTATGAATACAGTACAACTCCTAGTAGCGAGATTATTCAGCCTGAACTAAGTATTGATAGTAACGTACAATTCTTGTTTTTTAATTCAGTAGCACAACACAAAGACGGTTATAGTTCACAAGACTTTAGTGATTACTTGTTAAACTCTAATATGAAAAAGTTTCTTAGTGTATTTAGTGCAGAACAAAACATACAACTAGGACAATATCATACTATTGCTTTTTTTAATGGAGAGTTCTATGAAGATAGCAGAATTACTGGTATTCAAATTAAAACTTATGATGCTACTGATACAATTATAGATACTGAATTAGTACTTAACGTAGTTACAAACGGTGGTGCTGATTTTATAAATCCACTTGTAGGCGACAACGATAAAGGTTTACTATACTTTGGTTGTGGTACACAAAACTTAGTAAATTCAGGTGTTGATATGAGCAATGTATCTTACTATGTTGTTACCGCAGTATATGCAGGCGGTGCAGTTAGTCAAGGATATAGATTTAATATAGTAGGTGCAGACTGTAAGGGTTATGAAACTATACGTTTAGCATTTCTAAATAGTTTAGGTGCTTGGGATTACTACAACTTTACTAAGAAATCTACAAGAAGCACACAGATTAACAAGAGTGTAATGAAACAAAACTATGGAGAGATACCATACTATTCTACAACTGCTTTAGGTAACTTTTTACAAAAAGATTATTACAATCAAGGTACTTATGATGGTGGTACAAGAGTATTTAATGTAAATGCAACAGAAACAATAGAAGCTAATACTGACTTTGTAAATGAAGAAGAAGCTGCTATATTAGAGGAGTTGTTTTTAAGTCCTGATGTATATATGCAAACAGGCGATATATTTGAGCCAGTTGTTATAAATGAAACAGAGTATGTTAAACAAACTTCTGCAAATGATATGTTAAAGCAATATATCATAACAATAGAAAAAGGACACAACAAGAGAGTACAAAGACTATGATAAGACTGGTAGTACAAAATCAAGTAACTAATGAGTTACAAGAGTTAGATACTTTTGGTAACGAGAATATTGCATTGACATTACAAGTAGATGATGTTAGGGATATAGAAAGCAAGAACGCAAGTTATTCTAAAGATTTTAACTTACCTGCTACTAAAACTAATAACAAATTCTTTGAGCATTACTATAACTTAGATGTGTATGCACAAAACTACAACGCATATAAGAACGTCAAAGCGTATTTGTATGATGATGAGGTGTTAATACTTGAAGGCTTTTTAAGGCTATTAAACGTAGTAGAGAAAAGCACAGAGATAACTTACAACGTTGTTCTGTTTAATGATGTAGCTAACATTATAGAAACATTAGGCGATGCAACAATAAGAGATTTAGATTTATCTGATATTGAGCATAACATAACAGAAGCTAATGTGTATAACAGTTGGGATAATACTGGTGTAACATTATCTGACGCAACACAGAGTACAGTACCTTTTTATCCATTAGTTAATAATGGTGGTCTTATGGCTGACTTACAAGGTCAAATAAATATAAACCCATACGAGAGTTATATTTTAAATGTCAAGCTAAAATATTTAGTTGATAAGATATTTGGTTACGCAGGATTTAACTATAATAGTAACTTCTTTACTGGTAGTCTTTTTAATGAGATATACTTTGATACGACAATAAACACAGATATAGGTGATAACAATATAACTGATGTGATAGAAGCATCAGATATAAATAATGCCACACCACAACTAGCATTAGGTTGGAATCAAGTATTTGACAACGTTACTTTAAGTTTTGATACTGAAACTGGTGATGATAACGATTATTTTAATGAAACAACAAGTATATTTACTGCACCTTTTGATTGTATATTACAAGTGTATGCCTATGTAAATATAAAAAATGATTTTCAATTTGGTGGTCAGGTTGATTTAACGGTAAATACAACTAGCAATGGTGTACCAATATATTATAACTTAAATACTGCTTTTGCAAGTCCTAATGCTACTGCACCAATTAGTTTAAGTGGACAAGCCATAGTACCTAGTGGTGCAACTGCTAAAATTAGTTTAGTCGCACCGTCAAATGTACTTGGTGATGATATTTATTTTGTAGCATCTAATACAGATAAACTTATACTAACCGTATTACCTTACAACTTGACAGATGAAGCTATTACATCAAGACTAGGTGATATAAAACTATCAAATGTTCTTAAAGATTTAACTAAAATATTTAACTTAACATTTGAAAGTACAGGCAATAACACTTTAAAGATAGAGCCTTACAACACATTTACAAGTAATGCACCTACATTAGATTGGACAAGTAAGATTAATACTAATGAATTTGTTATAGAACCTATTGAAATACCTAAACGTATAGAATTTAAACACGCTTTAGAAGATGAAGATTACTATAAAGGCAACTATAATAAGAGAAATGTTATAGAGTATGGTTCACAAATAGTAGAATTTGATGTAGATAACGATGAGATTAAAAGCATAGAAACAGAAGTATTCTCTGCACCATACATAACTAAGGTTCTAGGTGCAAACATCTACACACAAAACATTTGTGAATATGATGATGGTACTTTGTCAGCTTACGATAACAAGCCTAGATTAGTATTTAAAAGAAACACAATATATACAGGTGTAGATTTAAACGACCCTAATGGTTTTTTTGATACAATACAGATGAATGAATGGCAGACAGATTACGCTAACGCTACAATGTATGATGATGATTTATCTGCTACAACTTTAAACACCAATAGCTTACTTTTTGGACTTATAGAAACATCACACTTAAACGGTATTTTAAACACGCAGCCAACTAACACTTTATACAACGAATATTGGTTTAATTACATAAACGAAAAGTACAACACTACAAACGGTCTAATATTAAAAGCAGAGTTTAATCTAAAGAAAACAGATATACTAAACTTTAGTTTTGCCAATAAGATTAAAATTAAAGACCAACTATATAGGGTTAACAAAATAGAGTACAACACAGATAAAAATAGTTTAGCAAAAGTAGAACTACTTAGAATATGAGAAAGATACATAGCATAGATAGTACAGGTAAGATTAAGTTTGTGGGTAGCAAAGGAGAAGCTATTGATGGTACAGAACAAGATT